ATTTATAATCTTTATACAGTTAATCTTTTGAAAGGTTATCATTCAGTTTCGGGGGAATAACGATATCGTCAGGAGTGATCACAGCATAGCGATAATTATACATCTTACACGTCTTTATGGCAAGTTCGTCATCAACTTCTACAACTTCCATTTCAGTCTCTTCTTGATCTTCAAGCATTAAAGCATAGCGAGTAGCATCATCTTCTTCTTCAAAGAGAAAAAGAACTTTATGACCATATTGGTCTTGAACAGCATATGCTCCGTCATCTTTTCTGTCTTTGAGTGTGAGAAGAAACATTTACTCTACTTCGCAAGCTTGCCTGTAAAGATCTTGAAAAATACCTTTGATAATGGTCTTATCAAATTCAAATTCTGATTCGTCAATATAGCGATTCAAAATTGACATCGTATTTTCTTCTTCATCAACCTCAAAGTCTTCACTTTCTTGAATGTCAAAATTCTCAACAATTTTGAGATCTTGAACTCCTACCGTATATAACTTGTCAATGAATCTTTCAAAATCTTTTGGTTTAGACTTTTTACGAACAATCACCTTGACAATCTTGTTCTCATATTCAGTCGCATCAAACATCTGATAAGGAGTATCCTCATAATAGATGTTATAGAATAATTTATAAGGATTGTTAATTGGAGTATGTTCTAGAGTTTTGGTATCAAAAATATGGAAACCCCGAGTATCATTTACGTCTGTCCAGTACATTTCATAAGGATTACCAAGATAGAAAATACGTCCATTATCAGAACGAGTATGGTAATGCCCAGAAAATACTTTTGTGAAGTTTGAAAGAATATCCGAATCCAGTCCATGCTCCTCCATAATGAGGTTTCTATTCACACGGAACCCTTGAAGTTCCAAATGTCCCATAGCAATTTTTGCTTTGGACTTTTTAATAATTTTAAAAGTGTCTTCTTGATTTTCGGGGTTAATCCAAGGCAAAAACAAAATCTTAAGACCACCAACTGTAATCTCAGTTGGGTCACTATAAGTTTTGATATTTGAATATGTTTGAAGTAGAAGTCCTGGAGAGTTTACGCTATTGGTATTCTTGTAGTAAGTATCGTGATTACCAATAATCATATGAACATCATACTTCTTAAGTGGATCAAATACTACACGTTTTGACCACTCTAAGCTCTGATAATCAATTGACTTACGACTATCAAAAGCATCACCCATATGAATGACTGCCTCTACGCCATGTTCTTTTAGAGTAGGAAAGAAGACATTTTTATAAAAGAGTTCAAAATAATCGTGAAGAAACTTGGAGCCCTTCCTCGCGCCAAAATGGCTGTCCGTAAGAATTCCGATTTTCATAATAATTTATCTCGTTTGCGGATGTTTTCTTTAGCAGTCAAAATTTGTAAATTATCAGGATGATGCTTCCCACCTTTTGATATTGGATGGATATGGTCTACGTGATGAGGAACTCCAGTTTCCTCAGTAATTCTAGCACATTCTTTGTAGATGGACAATATACGTTGATGATCTTCAGGTGTTAGGCTTGGTAGTTCACCAAATTTTTTAGACCTATATCTATAAGTTTTATTATTTTGTTTTTCTTTTGTCCTATAAGGTTTCATCAACTCTTCATTATTAAGTTTTTCAAGACCACTTTTCTTTAGACAAGGAGCACAACTCCAAGTAGAAACATACTTTTCATAACTACCACAGTTCTTACAGGCAGTAGAACCAATATAAGTTTTTTTACCTTCTTTGATTGCTTCTTCACGAGCAGCACTTTTTTGAGTGTAACCTCTTGCTTTTGCTGCTTCTCTATTTTTATGAAGATTTTCTGCCTTTATTTTTTTGCGTTCTTCAGGAGTGTATTTTGCTTTAGTCATTCCCCTTCTAAAACCATAGTATCATAATTATTTATAACATTTTGGAGTTAGATAAGGTCATCGGTTGGTTTTATAGGTAATATTATCCTTGATGGTATTATAGTCCGAACTACTACCAGAAAGCAAGCTATCGTCAACCATCATAACCTCATCAAACCCAGTGCGCTCAATGATTTTAGTTTTAATATCCAACTGCTTTTTCTCTTTTTGAATTCTTCTTAAGAATGCATAATGAATAATTTGAGTAAAGTAAGCAAAAGGATTTTGAGATTTCTCTGGATTGAAATTGTGAATGTATTGGACACAGTTTTCAATACCATCCGAAATCATATCGTCACGGAACATGTAGTTGACGAAGTTTGGTTTGTATGATAGGTGTGTAGCAATTTTAAGAAAACACTCACCCAGATAGTTGGAGATTGGTGGTTTACCTTCCCAATGCTTTGCCCGTTCTTCTTTAGGTTGCTTAGTTAAATCTTTGTCGTATTTCTTTAAGTATGATGCTTCAACTTTAGTACGATAGACAATTAGTGCTTCAAGTAATTCTCTATTGTTTACATAATGTTCTGATTTTTTCTTTGGCATGGCATTGTCTTAGGTTCTTATAAGTTAAGTTAATTATACCACACTTTTAAGGCTTGACAACATTTAAAAATATGTGTAGACTACCTTTGTCCCGGTTGAAGATGAGAATTTAGCTTTCTTTAATACCTTTAAAAATTCTTTCAAGATTCTTACGAGCATCTTCAACGGAAGCGATATAACCCATTTTATCAGATACTTTGACCTGACCACTTGGATTGTATAGTTCTATACTATCATCTTCATCATTAACATAAGAAGTATAAACATTAATTACTTTTTTATCTTTTGTTTCAGTCATTGTTATTACACGATCAAGTCTAATGATAAAGATATCATCATCTGCTAATTCCATCCACGGTTTTACCTTAATATAAGATCCAGTAGAAGAATGAATCATTTTCATAATAACTGGATTTTGAAGAATAATTAAAGGATCTCCGTCATTTTCATCAACGGAAACTAATGAAAGAATTTCTTCTCCTGATATTAATTTAATGATTGCGTAAAATTCTTCTCCCATTAGTTTTTTAGTGGTATGTTTACAATATCATAATTAAAGTTTTCTTCGTTATAAACTTTGATTCTTTCTATAAGATGGTTGAGTGTATAATTTTTTCTTGACTTATAACTGATATCATCGGCAATGTCGTATAGAGTTGCTTTTACTTTGTTTTCGCCTTTTCTGAGTACTCTACCGATAGATTGGAGATTTCTAATTCTCGACTTCGATGGTGAAGCAAACACAACGTTATGTAAGTTACGTATATTAATACCGGTAGAAAAAGTCCCATAAGATGCTACGATAATTGCGTTATTTTCTTTTTCTGTAATTTCACGAACCTTTTCTCTTTCTTCAGTATCCACTCCACCATGAACAAAGAACACGTGGCGATCATCCTGAATGCTACTATTTATCAGTTCGTATAAAGGTTGTCCGTGACCTTCTACTCTTGAAAATAGAATTAAAGTATTACCTTTAAGATCAAGGGCAAGGTTCTTGATAAACTTATTGCGTTTTTCGTGATTAATAATATACTGAACCTCATCCTCAAAAGTCTCAAACTTATTTGGTGGGTGTTTCAATAGAAGAATGTTAATATCCAATTTGGCAACGTGACCCTTCTGCATCAGTTCTTCTGTCCTGATGATTTTGTATGAAGGACCAAATAAACCTTCCAGAACCCATTTATGTGTCTGTGTGCCGTCTAGAGTTCCTGTAAAACCGTAACGATATTTTGCATCAGAAAGTTTTGTCATTATAGATACTAATGACTTTGATTTAAACTGGTGTGCTTCATCTCCAACGACCACATTAAATCTTGAGAAATATTGTCGGGGAAGTTTGTAGATGGACTGCCAGGTTGTAATGATAACCTGAGAGTCTGTCTCTCTTTCTTTACCCGCATATATCTTGTGGCAAAATGAACCCACGTCCCATCCATAATCAGCAAAGTCTTTATACATCTGTTCTACAAGGGATGTCGTTGGAACGACTATCAGAGTATTTTGCCCTTTCTCAACGTAATATCTCACAATCGAATATATCATCAACGACTTTCCAGAAGCAGTTGGAGATATCAACAACTTTCTATTGTGTCTTAAAGCGTCGTATACTCCCTCAACTTGGTATTCACGGGGAGCGTACTTGCTAATTGATGTAATATAATCCTTAACTCCTTCCTTTGAAATCATATCATTAACTTCAAAAGGAAGACCATAAAATTTGTTATTTGCGAATTCATAAGTGTATTCATGATTTTCGCAAAATCTAATCAGTTTATCTAAAAGACCTACATAAATCTCACCTGCTTGAGGATTGAATAAACGTATCTTTCCATCCCAGTGTCTGTTGCGGAACTGGGGCATAAACTTAGCGCCTGGTACATCGAAGGTAAACTGATCCGCAAGTTCGTAATAGACATGTGGTTCTGCTTTTACCTGAAGATATACCTCATTCTTTTTCGATATAACCAAATGTGACATACGTTCATATCAATACAAAAATATTTATTGACAATAAAAAACGGGGTCAATTGAACCCCGCTTGGAAACGGTGCCATTCCAGTGCGTTCTTTATTTGAAACGTCCTATTTGATATACACTTAATAATCTCTTCTAAAAACTTTAACATAATGTCGTAATATCTTATCTTGAGTTCTACTTTACTTAGTCTCTCATCCCCGTCCATATGCCTCTGTAGCGCCTCTTTGTCCCGAACTTTATATGGGAAAGGTTCTTCCTCGTAGACCTCTATAGGTGCCTTTCCGGTGTAGTAATTGTAGCGTTCTAGTTTGACGCGATTGTAAGTTTCTCTTGCCTTTTCACGCAACAAAGTAATTGTATTATAGATTGTATAATACTTAGAATGAAGTTGAGGAATTTTTAAAGATTCATCATGTAAATTGTCAGGATCAATGACGGAATCTCTCTGCCACATCTCCTGAATTTCATCAAGATTCATAAAGGATCGCCGTTTGTGTCAACAATATTATATACGGTATATTTAAAAGATGCTTCTGCCGTAAAATATTGAATATCAGTTAGTGTAGCATCAAATTCTAAGGAAGTCAAGGATACTGGAAATAAATCCTTAAATCTTACGTTAGCAGTAGTTTTGTAGTTTGAATTTAAAATACTTAAAGATCCGTCACTGTACTGTTCTTTCAGATCACGGATACCATCATCATTTGTAGTTAAATTTTTGAATTGTTGAGTGGTTTCTGGAAATCCGAGTCCAGTAATCCAATTATGAATTGCCATGTAATTTTCAAGATTTTCATCAATTAAAAATCTTAACATCAGATCACCATAGATAATTTTTTCTCCTGGTACATCCAGATCTTTGAGATAAGATGGTTGAGTTGCCGTACCAAGACTCAGCTCTGGTATTCTTGTAGAGTTACAAAAAAATGAAACTTTTGGATATTTCGCTAAAGTAAACTTAAATCCAACCGGAGACAAAAAGTTTCTATTTTGTATCTGATTGCCAAATGCCGATGCCATTCTTTTTATTTTTATTTAGATAAGTGAACTGGAAAATTCTGTAGTACCTCTTTCTTCTCTATAATGTCTAATTCTATGACAATTACTACAAAGCATTACACATTTTTCAATTTCTTCTAAAATAGTATCCCAGTTACGGTCTAATGCTGGTACGATCTCAAATTTTTTTTCTAATGGATTAATATGATGAAAATCATAAGCGCATTTGTGAAATGATTTTTTACAATCAAAACATTTATCTCCAAATTTTTGAATCAAAAGATCTTTTCTTTTGTCTCTGCGGCGCCTTTGATATTCATTACGTTCTTCTTTGTTTAATCTGGGCATGAGTATACAACATATTGTATACTCTATTTATACAAAAAAAGGGTCCGAAGACCCTTCAGTGTGGAATTGTATCCAATTATTACATGAGATTTGCAACCTTGACTCTTCTGTAGTAAACGTTTGAGTTTCTCTCCAGAACACCAGGATTGGTGAGGGTAGCACCTTTTGCGAATGGGTTGGCAACAATTCCATAACGGGTCTTGAAGCCAATTTTTGGCTGGAAGGTGTTCTCGCCAACGGCACGTACCATCTGTAGAGGTACATATGGGCAGTAGAAGATACCAGCGTCATAAGGTGATGAACCTTTATAACCAACAACGTAGTACTGGTTAGCTGAGTTGTTAGCAGCGTATGGGTCAATGTATACGCGGAACTTACCAGCAAGTACACCAGCGAAGGTGTTACCAGTGTCATCAACGTTGAGGTTAGCGTTCAGGGCAGGGGTGTAATCAAGTACACCAGCCATGGTCAGAGCGGAGGCAACGTCTGCGGAGCAGAGAACCATGTTGCCCTTCCCTCTACGAGTTCTTTGAGCAATTTGGTTAGCATCGCGCTCAATCTGGAAGATGAGACCTTTGAACTTCTCAACTGACCAACGACCGTTGGAGTCAACGTCAAGGTCAAAAGTACCAGCAGTAGCGGTATTGATAGAAGCACCAGTTTCGGCAACGTTATAGATGGTACGAATAACTTCGCGGTTGATTTCAGCAAGAATCTCAGTTGAGAGAATGTTTGCTAATTCCGCTTCAGCATTCAGACCGTGGATTGCCTTGAGGTCCTGAGCGAGTTCTAGTGAGTACTCAGCTTTCAGAGCTCTTGAC